TTGCTGCATCCGCAGGAACTCCAGGTGTTGTGATTTGGGGCAATACGCGCTGGACACAGTTTGGTTATATGCAAAACTATAATATGTCATTTCATGATAAAAAGAAATATAACACATACTATAAAATGGATATCGCTGACCCACGTAATCTTATGGTAGACGCTCAAGATGTTTATGATACATATGTAAACAAAGTTCATGGACGTAAACCAAAAGAAAATAAAATAAGATTTGCACACAAATGATTATTGAAACTCCCATTAGTGTAGGTGAATTGGTTGATAAAATTACAATTTTAAGAATCAAAAGCCGTGAAATAAAAAATCCAGAGAAACTAAAAAACATTGGCGCAGAGCTAGATAACCTGCAGTATGTTTTTTCTGGTCTTAAAGGCATGCCTGATATTATAAATGAATTTGTAATGCTAGAAAGCATTAATAAACAGCTATGGGATATTGAAGACCAAATAAGAAAGAAAGAAAATATAGAAGAGTTTGATGATGAATTTATAGAACTCGCGAGATCAGTATACATTACAAATGATAGGAGGTCCGCGGTTAAAAAGAAAATTAACGAAATGACCGGTTCAGAATTAGTTGAAGAAAAATCTTATGAGCAGTACTAAAAAATATAATTTTATTTCAGGGTTACCTCGATCTGGTTCTACACTTCTTTCTACCATCTTAAACCAGAATCCTAGATTCACAGCAGGTATATCAGATCCTCTTGCGGACTTTGTGAAGAGTAAGATAAATGCTGTAAATGGCAATGTAGGAATGGCAGATGTAGTTCCAGACGAGAGGTTGTATGATCTTATGAGAGCAGACTTTGAGGCTTTCTATAAGGATGATACAGAGATCTGTTTTAATACAGGTAGAGGTTGGGCTGCTGATACTCATCTATTAAAGCAACTATATCCTGACTTTAAAATGATTGTTACTGTTCGCAGTATTCCATGGATCTTAGATTCATTTGAAAAGCTTCATAGAAAGAATCCTCTGAAAATAAAACCGCTATATGATCATATTGATTGGGCATCTGTATATGAGCGATGTCATATGCTCATGGGGCAATATCCTGATAAAACTGCTAGAGTAAAAGGGCCTTTAGATTTTGTTAAACAGGCTTCTGTATGTGAAGAAAAAGATAATCTTATGTTTATTGAGTATGATGTTTTAGCTTCTCATCCAAAAGAGGTTATGCAACACGTATATGAGTTCATGGAAGAAGAATGGTTCGAACACGACTTTAATGACACAGAAGCTTCTTATGATAACTATGATACAGATGCTAAAATAGACGGTTTACATAAAGTTAGAAAGAATGTAACCTTTGAGCAGAGAGAAACAATCCTTCCTGCTGACTTATTTAACATGTATGCGGAGTATGACTTTTGGAAACAAGAGGATAGTCCTTTGACACAATGCAGGTTTTTATATGCAGAAACCAAATAGTCCTATTGGCGGCACAGAATTACTTTATAATAATCTAGCAAAAAGGGTTGATTTTTCTGATATTAATCTTATATTATCTATATGCCATCCTGATCTATTATCTAATGATAAGCCTAATGTATTATGGCAACATTTAAATATTAACGAAGAAAATGCAATAGGATTAAAGGATCCAGAGTATACTAAAAGACTAGATGCTATAGTATTTGTTTCGCATTGGCAACATGAACAGTTTAGAAAAAGCTTTCCTTTAGATGATGTAGATTGTTATGTTATTCAGAATGCTATACCAGAATTTGAATGGAAAGACAAGCCAGAAGATAAAATTAAATTAATTTATACATCTACTCCCTGGAGAGGTCTACATGTTTTAGTAGAGGTTCTGAAAAATATTAATAGAAATGATATTGAGGTTGATATATATTCTGGTACATCAATATATGGACCCAGTTTCGCAAAGCAAACCGAAGGACAATTTGAACATATATATAATGATATAAGTGAATTGGGGTATAACCATATAGAATATGCACCAAACGAAATAGTACGTGAAGCAGTTCAAGATGCTCATATACTAGCTTATCCATCAGTTTTTGAAGAAACTAGTTGCCTTTCGGCAATAGAAGCATTATCTGGTGGATGTAAGGTAGTTACTACTAACTATGGAGCACTCTATGAAACCTGTGGAACGTGGGCAGACTATGTTCCAATTTGTAATAACATCGTTGATAGATATTCAAAGATATTGAATAATGCTATCGACACATATTGGGATACTTATAATTGGCGTAAAAGTCAATATAGGTATTATTTAAATCATTGGTCTTGGGGAACAAGACAATATGAATGGAAACAGCTAATACACGAGGTAACAACAAATGGCTGAAGAACAACAAAAACAGACAATTACTATTAATGAAAAAGAGTATGTGATTGAAGATTTAACAAGTGATGAACAAGGCATGCTTGCACAGATTGGTAATCTTGATAATAAGATTGCAAATCTAAATGCAGAAATGGGCCAACTTCAAGCCGCACGGGAATACTTTGTAAATAACATTTCTGCTTCCGTTGAGGTTGAAGAAGATGTTGCAGAAGAACTCGCTGAAGAATAGTGCATGGTTTTATTGAAAGGTTCTTTTATTTAAAGAGAACCGGTGTTGAGCTTGAACGGGCTTTAGATATTGGTGCTTATCGAGGTGAGTTTACCAATATTATAAAGTCTGTTTGGCCAACTTGTCATGTACAACAATTTGAAGCTGATAAGCGCAATAAACAGTATCTGCAACCAGATGCTGTTTTTGAAGTTTTAGGCGATCAAGAACAGGCAATTAAATTATATACTATTGACGATACTGGTTGGGGATCTACTTCGGGAACTTCTATATACAAAGAAAATACAGATTTTTATAAAAACTCTATATCCAGTCTCCATAGCATGAAAGTACTTGATTCTCTTGTAGATATGTCTGGTGACTGGTCAAAAGGATTAGTAAAGATAGACACGCAAGGGTCTGAGTTAATAATCCTTCAAGGGGCAAATGAATTTTTAAAACTAAATCCAATGTATATATTACTCGAATGTTCTTATATTGAATATAATCAAGGAGCGCCTCTAATAACCGATGTTTTTAAGTATATGAATAGTATTGGATATATACCTATAGATGTTATTGATAATAATTATATTAACGGTCAATTAATTCAGAGTGATGTGCTATTTAAACTCTTATAAATACATCTAACAGAGTTAGAGGAACAAGTAATGGCAAATCCTACATCAAGAGCTACACTCATAGAATATTGTCTTCGGCGATTAGGTGATCCTGTAATTGAGGTCAACGTTGACCCGGATCAGCAAGAAGACAGAGTTGACGAAGCTCTTCAGTATTTTAGAGAATATCACTCTGAAGCTACATATAGAGGTTATGTACAACACTTAGTTACTGCAGATGATGTAACTAATAAATACATTTCTCTTTCCTCTAATGTTCAGCAGGTAACAAGGCTATTCAAGTTATCAGCTGCTATCTTTACTCGTAATATGTTTAGTGTAAAATATCAAATGCACTTAAATGACATTGCTAATATGCATTCTTATATTGGTGACCTAGCTTACTATGAGCAAGTTCAGCAATATCTTTCACTATTAGATATGAGATTAAATGGAACACCGCAAGTAGATTATGTGCGTAAACAAAACAGATTATACATTCACGGTGAATTTGAAGAAGAAGATATAAAAGCAGGTGAATATATAGTTGCCGAAGTTTATAGTGTTATATCCGAATCAGACCATACAGCAGTTTGGAATGATATGTGGTTAAAGGAATATACTACAGCGCTCTTTAAATTACAGTGGGGATCAAATCTAATTAAATTCGAAGGCATGCAGCTACCAGGAGGGGTAACTCTTAATGGCCGCCAGCTTTATGAGGATGCTATGCAAGAGTTAGAAAGGTTAAGAGAAAAAATTAGAAATGAGCATGAACTTCCTATTGACTTTTTTGTAGGATAATATCATGGCAACTAATCCTTATTTCAGCCAAAAAGTTAAATCTGAGCAAAATCTTTTTGAAGATATAATCATAGAATCCTTGAAGATATATGGCCAGGATGTATATTATATACCTAGAGATATTGTCAATGAAGATAGAGTATTAGGAGATGATGTACCATCTAGATTTAATTCATCCCATAAAATTGAAATGTATATTGAGAATATCGAAGGGTTTGACGGAGAAGGAGATCTATTTACTAAATTTGGAGTAGAGATAAGAGACCAAGCTACATTTGTTATTGCAAGACGTAGATGGTCACAAACTGTTGCAAAATATGATAATGAGATAAACAGTCTTAGACCACTGGAAGGTGATTTAATATATCTTCCTCTTTCAAATAAATTATTTCAGATTATGCAAGTAGAACATGAACAACCATTTTATCAATTAAGTAATCTTCCGACTTATAAGTTGCGTTGTGAACTATTTGAATATAATGATGAAGACTTTGATACTGGTGTAGATACTATTGACATCATTGAGAGAAATTATGCTTATGAATATCTACTCACGTTAGATAGTGCTGGCAGTGGATTTACTATCGGCGAAAACGTAACTCAAGCTCTTTCTTCTGGTGTTACTATGAGAGGTGAGGTCTCTAGATGGGCAGATTCAGATAAAGTGCTTGGTTTAATTCATGTTGGAGCTGATGATGGGCTTTATCACACATTCGCGACAGGTCTTAATGTTGTTGGTTCATCAAGTACTATTTCGGTTAGCAGCTTAACTGAAGATAATCAAATAAGCCAAAATGAACAGAATACTGATTTTAGTACTATTGGTTCAGATTTCTTAGATTTTACTGAGAGTAATCCATTTGGTGACCCGGAGAATAACTGATGAGTGATATTTTTGATTTTGGGTTTACTGCTGTTGATGAATCTGAATTAGAAGCAGTGCAAGCTCTTGGGGCTACTGCTAAAGAAGTAGAAACTAAAGCAAATACAGCTCATAATAAACTTGATAAACTATACAATGCTATTATACCGCTATTAAATAATCTTAAAAAGAATCCAGAGAAAGATTATATTCTTTGGCCAGATAGATTAACAAAAGTAGAAGCTTTTGAAGATCACCTACAGAAAATATATAAAGGCTAGATATGTTTGGAACTCATTTTTATCATCAACGGATAAGAAAAAGTGTAGCAGTATTTGGTACATTATTTAATAATATATACGTGCTAAGAAAAGATTCAACGGGACAAGTAATTTCTCAGGTAAAGGTACCATTATCTTATGGGCCTCAGAGGAAATTTTTAGATCGGATTAGGACAAATCCAGATCTTGATGCAAGTAGCCAAGTAGCTATTAAACTTCCTAGAATGTCGTTTGAGATTATATCTATACAATATGATCAAGGGAGGCAACTACAAAAAACAAATAGTTTTACTCAAGCTGGTTTAGGATATGGGTCCAGAAAAAAGTTTTATAGTTTTGTACCATATAATATTGGATTTCAATTAAGCATATATGCTAAAAACCAAGATGACGCATTGCAAATTGTAGAGCAAATTCTACCTACTTTTAACCCCCAATACACTTTAACTATAAAGCCAATAGATGGTTATCCAGATATAAAAGAAGATATGCCGATCGCATTATCTAGTGTAGATTTTTCTGATGATTATGAATCACCTTTAGAGGTAAGAAGAACTATATTATATACTCTTACGTTTGAAATGAGAGTTAATTTTTATGGGTCTATTACAAATAGCAATGTAATTAGAACGGCTCTTACAAATATATATGAACAGAATAGGGGACTAGTAGACTCAGATTTGCAAGTAGCTAAGTTTAGAACAAGGCCTAATCCGTTTAACGTTTCTGCGGATAGTGATTTTAGTTATCTTGACTCAGCAGATTATAATTACTTATTTGATTTTGATAGTGCATAACAATGGCAGATGATAAACAAACAGCTGATAATGATTTCGAATACTCAAGACAAATATACCACGATCTTCTAACTAAAGGATCTGAAGCTTTAGAAGACATGATGGAAGTAGCACGCGCTACTGAACACCCTAGAGCATTTGAAGTATTATCAGGTATGATGAAGAATGTTGGAGATATAAATGGATCTCTAATGGATCTTCATAAAAAGAAAAAAGATTTTAATAAAGAAGATAAGCTTGCAGAGCTTTCAGGTCAAACCACAAATAATGTGTTTATTGGTTCAACTAGTGAATTGCAGCGAATGCTTTTACAACATGATGAGGAAAAAATAGTTGACATTAGTGACTACAAGAAAGATGAATGATACTTATCTTGGTAACGCAAATATTAAAAGAGACGGCATAGTTCATAACTTTACTAAGCATGAAGTTAATGAATATAGAAAATGTTTGAAAAATCCATGGTATTTTGCATCTGAATATTGTAAAATTATTCACGTGGATCATGGGTTAGTGCCGTTTGAATTATACCCTTATCAAAAAAAGATGTTCAAACACTTTACTGATAATAGATTTAGTATAGTTCTTGCTTGTCGGCAATCAGGTAAATCTATTTCTGCAGTAGCATATCTTCTATGGTTTGCAGTCTTTCATCCAGAAAAAGTGGTAGCTATTTTGGCTAACAAGGGAGCTACTGCGCAAGAAATGCTTGGAAGAGTAACATTGATGTTAGAAAATCTTCCATTTTTCTTACAACCTGGATGCAAAGCCCTTAACAAAAGATCGATAGAATTTTCAAATAATAGTCGAATAGTATCAGCAGCTACCTCCGGGTCTTCAATTCGTGGCATGTCTGTAAATCTTTTGTATCTTGACGAGTTTGCATTTGTTGAAAATGCTGCTGGGTTTTACACATCTACATACCCTGTTATTTCATCTGGTGAACAAACAAAGGTTATTATTACTTCTACAGCTAATGGAATAGGTAATCAGTTTCATAAAATATGGGAAGGGGCTATACAAGGAGTTAATGAATATAACCCCTTTAGAGTAGATTGGTGGGATGTTCCAAGTAGAGATAAAAAATGGAAAGAACAAACTATTGCTAATACGTCTCAATTGCAGTTTGATCAAGAATTTGGCAATACGTTCTTTGGGACAGGTAATACACTTATAAACGCAGAAACGCTTATGAACTTTAGATCAAAATCACCTTTAAAATTAATAGAAGGTAATAGCGTCTGGGTCTATAAAGAACCAGAAAAGGATCATCAGTATGTGATGACTGTTGATGTTTCTAAAGGAAGAGGACAGGACTATAGTACTTTTAATTTAATCGATATTAGCACAAGACCTTTTAAACAGGTAGCTGTATATCGCAATAATTTTATCTCTCCATTGCTCTTCCCTAATATTATATATAAGTATGCAAAAATCTACAATGATGCCTGGGTAGTAGTTGAATCTAATGACCAAGGTACACTAGTGTGCAATGGTTTATATTATGATTTAGAGTATGAAAATTTATTTGTTGAATCAACCGTTAAGTCAAATAGACTCGGAATAGAAATGAATCGCAAAGTAAAACGTATTGGTTGTTCTGGTATTAAAGATATTCTTGAAGAAAAAAAATTAGAAATTGTAGATGAAAACACTATTATAGAATGCAGTACTTTTGTGGCTAGAGGCCAGTCATATGAAGCTGCTGATGGTAACCATGATGATTTAATGATGAATCTAGTTTTATTTGGATATTTTGCAACAGGTGATTATTTTACACAATTAACAGATGTTGATATAAAAAGAGTATTATACCAACAACAAATGAATCAGATAGAAGAAGATGTGTTACCATTTGGGTTTATCGATGACGGTATAGCTAATGCAGAATTAGAAGAGCAACAAGATTATTGGCAGACTACCCCTTTTGAACAATTGTAGGGTATTCACTAAATTTAATTAATTATAAATACTTGTAATTGAATTCCGTATAATGTAAACATATAATTCGATTAATGGAAAAGGAAATAAAATGGCGATAGGCGTACCATCCGAATCTCCAGCTATTGTTGTCAAGGAAGTAGATCTTACAGGCGGTGTGCCTAATGTACAGTCTACAACTGGGGCATTTGCTGGAGCGTTTCGTTGGGGCCCATGCGAACAGGCTATATTAGTAGATAATGAATCTACTCTTGCCTCTACGTTTGGTTCACCCAATGACTCCTTTGCTGTAGATTTTTTGACTGCAGCAAATTTTTTAAGATATTCAAATTCATTACAGGTTTCAAGAGCAGTTGATTCAGCTGCTAGGAACGCAGTAAACGATGCAGACTCAGGAGCCAGTGCAACTGCAAGTTTAATCAAAAATGATGAGGCGTGGGATAGTGGTACTCACACAGGAATTGTTTTTGCAAAATATCCGGGCACTTTTGGTAACTCTCTTAAAGTAGAAATGATTGACAGTGGTAAGTGGGCAGCTGATAGTGCACTTGCTGGTAACTTTGCAGCACATTTTGATGGGGCTCCTACAGGCTCTGATGAGCGACACGTTCTTGTCACAGATGAAGACGGTGTTATTACAGGAACTGCAGGCACTGTATTAGAAAGATATCCCTTTGTATCCAGCACATCTACAGCTGTAAATGCAGACGGATCTTCTAACTATGAAAAAGAAGTTATTAACAGATCTTCTAATTATATTAGAATGAATGGAGTTATTAGTTCCAGTGGTACAAAAAATGGTGCTTATTCACTTACCAGCGGTAACAATGGTGCCGCAGTTTCTGCAGGAGACATTCAAACAGCTCTGGATGTGTTTAATGATAAAGACATAATCTCATTAGACTTTATGATTGCACCTGGCATGTCAACAAATGCAGCTCAAAAAGCAATAGTAAATGATATGGTTGCTACTGCAGGCACAACTAGAAAAGACTGTGTAGTTGTATCATCACCTGCTAGGGAGTCTGTTGTTAATCAGTCAACCCCAGTAAGCACAACTGTAACTGATACAAGTGATTACACATATAGCTCATACTTGTTTGTAGATAATAACTGGCTTAAGGTATATGATAAGTATAATGATAAGTTTATTCATATTCCAGCTGCTAGTTCAACTGCAGGTATTATGGCAGCTTCAGATGCTGATACAGCGCCATGGTTCTCACCAGCAGGCTCAAGACGCGGAGCATACCTTGGTGTAACTGGGCTAGCTCACACACCAACTAAAGCTGAAAGAGACACACTCTATAAAGCAGGTATTAACCCAATTGCTAATCTACCAGGACAGGGTATCTTGTTGTACGGTGATAAAACACACTTGAACAGACCTAGTGCATTTGATCGAATCAATGTTCGTCGTCTATTCAATGTTGTTGAGCGAGCAGTTGCTTTGGCAGCTAGAAACACACTATTCGAACTGAATGATGAGTTTACTAGAGCTGAGTTTGTAAATATTGTAGAACCATTCTTGAGAGAGATTAAAGGTAGACGCGGTATTACAGACTTCAGAGTTGTTTGTGACGAAACAAACAACACTGCAGCAATTATTGATAGAAATGAGTTCGTGGCGAGCCTCTTTATCAAACCTGCACGGTCAATTAACTACATCACTCTCAACTTTGTAGCTGTTAGATCTGGTGTAGACTTCGAAGAAGTCGCTGGATTACAGGTATAAGGAGATAAAAAATGGCAGTATTAGGTGTAGATGAGTTCAAAGCAAAAATCCGCGGAGGTGGAGCGCGCCCAAATCTATTTAAGGCGACAATCAACTTTCCAGGATATGCTAATGGCGATGTAGAATTAACATCGTTCTTATGTGAAGCAGCTCAATTACCTGCTTCTACATTAGGTACAATAATTGTACCTTTTCGTGGTCGTCAATTAAAAATGGCTGGTGATCGTACATTTGATGTATGGACACCCACTATTATTAACGACACAGATTTTAATGTGAGAGATGCTATGGAGCGTTGGATGAACGGTATGAATGGCCATAGTGCAAATACCGGGCTTACAAACCCTGTAGATTATGAAGCAGACTTAATTGTAGATCAGCTAGATAAAAGCGGTGATACAATTAAGACATATAATTTTAGAGGTTGTTTCCCAACAGCTGTCTCTGCAATTGATCTAGCTTATAGTGCTAGTGATGAGATTGAAAGATTTTCTGTTGAATTCCAAGTACAATACTGGGAAGCAAAAACTACTTCTTAACATTATAAATATTAAGAGGGGCTAAAACAGCCCCTCTTTAATACTATTAGGAATAAAAATGGCTGAATCTGACGGACTTAGAATATTTGGGTTTGAAATAAAAAGAGCTCAAAGTAGAAATGCAGAAAAGATACAATCTATTGTACCACCTGTTGATGAAGATGGTGCAGGATATGTAACAGCTGCAGGTGCACATTATGGGACATATGTGAATCTCGGGGAAGGTGATCATTCTAAAGACAATTTACAAACAATAAGACAATATCGAGCTGTAGCAACGCACCCTGAGGTAGATGCTGCTATTGAAGATATTGTTAATGAATCAATTATTACAAGTGAAAATCAATCACCTGTTAACTTAGTTTTAGATAAAGTAGAAGATTTAAGTGATCAATTAAAAAATATAATAAACGAAGAATTTCAAAATATATGTTCTATGTTAAAATTTACAGACTTAGGGTATGATATTTTTAAGAGATGGTATATTGATGGCAGAGTATATCATCACCTTGTAGTAGATGAGAATAACCTTAAATCAGGTATTCAAGAAATAAGACCTATTGACTCTACTAAAATTCGTAAAGTAAAAGAAGTAAAAAAGAAAAAAGATCCGGCTACAGGGGCTACTTTAGTAGAAAAAGTAAATGAATTTTATGTGTACCAAGAAAAACCTGGAGGCAATATAGGCAATCAAGGAATAAAGCTTTCCAGTGATTCTGTATCTTATGTTACATCAGGTCTATTAGATATTGATAGAAAAAAAGTTGTATCTCATTTACAAAAAGCTTTAAAACCAATTAATCAATTGCGAATGATGGAAGACTCTCTAGTCATTTATAGACTATCGAGAGCACCAGAGCGCAGAATTTTTTATATAGATGTAGGAAATCTTCCACGGGGTAAAGCTGAAACATATATGAAAGATATTATGGCTCGCTACCGTAATAAACTAGTATATGATGCGGACACAGGAAAGATTAGAGATGATCGCAAGCATATGTCAATGCTCGAAGATTTCTGGTTACCTCGGAGAGAAGGTGGAAGAGGAACAGAAATATCTACACTTCCAGGAGGTGAGAACCTCGGACAAATTGATGATGTTGTTTATTTCCAAAAACGTCTTTATCGCTCACTTAACGTACCTATTAATAGGTTAGAACAAGAATCTCAATTTTCATTAGGAAGATCTACAGAGATTAATAGAGATGAAGTTAAATTTCAGAAATTCATTGATAAATTAAGAAGGCGGTTTTCTTCTCTACTTACAGATATATTAAAAAAGCAACTTGTTATGAAGCAAATTATTACAGAAGAAGATTGGAATAAATGGCAGACATCTATAGTAGTAGACTATACACGTGATAATCATTTCTCAGAATTAAAAGATGCTGAGTTGCTTCAAAACAGATTGCAAACTCTTGATAATATGCAGCAATATGTTGGAGAGTTTTTCTCTAAAGAATACATATTGAAAAACGTCTTACATCTGGGTGATGACGATATTAAGAATATGCAAGATCAAATAGCAAAAGAGAAATCTTCTGGAGAGATAGATAATGATGATGAAGAAGACAGTCAAGAATAGGAGTATATTATGACTAACATTGAAGACCTAATTAATAATGTAGCTAATCAGGATTTCGCGAACGCGGGGCCTACATTTGCCGAAATTATGAATAGTAAGATGGGTGATGCTTTAGAGCAAGAAAAGGTTGCGGTTGCAAGTCAATCTTTTAATGATAATTCAGGTGAAGAAATCGATGATATTTCAGATGAAGAAATCGATGATATTTCAGATGAAGAAATCGATGATATTTCAGATGAAGAAATTGATGATGCGATCGCTGAATTAGATGATGAAGAAGCTGAAACATAATACACACTCAAAAAAATAAAAGTTATAAATAATT